TGGGTCCGTCGAAACGGGACCATCGGTGGGGCCGCCAAGTACAGAGAACGTCGACAGCGGGGAAGCACCTACTTCACCCGGTGAACCACCTGCTGCAGCGGCCGTCGACGTCTCGGATGCGTACGCCCGTGGGGTCATCGATGGCACCGTCGCCGCGCCGCGCCGGATCCGGGCCGCGTGCCGGCGGTACCTCGCCGAGCGGGCGGACCCCGCCGGCCACGGCGTTGCCTGGGACGCCTCCGAGCTCGAGCGGTTCCTGCAGCGGTGCCGGATGCTCAAGTTCGAGCTCCTGCCTTGGCAGGTGCACGCGGCGACGGTGCTGATGGCCCGCCGGCGGGCGGACGACGGCACCCCGGCTACGCGCTACGCCCTGTGGGTGGTCGCCCGCGGGGCAGGGAAGACGGGCCTCGTCACGGCCCTCCTCGAGTGGATGCTGTGGGAGGGGACCGACCTCGAGGTGTGCTGCGTCGCCACCCAGCAAGACAAGGCGAACATCATCCACGGGCGCATCCAGAAGATGCACCGCGGGGAGGATCGGTGGCGGTTTGTCGGCGGGGGCGGTGCCACCAGCATCGGCCTGATCGAGCACAAGAAGGCGACGCTCAAGGCCATGCCGTGCACGGACAACGCCATGGACGGCATCACCCCGCGGCTGGTGATCGCGGACGAGGCCGCCCGCATGGACGCCGCAATCCTGCGGGCCATGTCTAGCGTCACCAAGACCCGCACGGGGCAGATGCTGTTCATCACGACCCCCGACCGGGACCAAAAGACCCGCGAGCTGTGGCCCTACTGGGAGGCCTGCGAGATCGCCCTTGACCAGGACGAGGCCCTGCCCGAAGGGTGGTGGGCGCTGCTGTGGGGCATGGACCCGACCGACGAACCCGACTCCGACCTTGCGGTGCACCACGCCAACCCGTCTGCCGGCGTGCTGATCTCCGTCCGGGACATCCGGACCAAGATTCAGAACGCGCTGAAAACGGCGGACCCAAAGGCCCGGGAGGAGACCTGGCTGCAGGAGCTGGCCACGTTCACCGACGACCTCGCCGGTGCGCTTCCCCTCGAGCTGCTGGACCGCATCTCGGTGGATACCGATTGGGAGATGCTGGAGGGGGCACCCGGCGTGGTGGCGGTGGACTTCAGCCAGGGCGGGTTCTTCTCGGGGTCGCAGTGCGACCTCACCAGCATGTGCGTCGCAGTGTGGGATGGCAGCAAGGTGCACACCCGCGGCTACCACTGGTGGGCCGGCGCGGACATGGCGCACGACGAGCGGCGCACCCGGCAGCCGCTGGCGCGGTGGGTGCAGGACGGGCACCTGAGCGTGTCCGGGCCGACCATCGACTTTGACGCCGTCGAGGCCCGCTTGGTCGACGTCTGCCGCCGGTACGACGTCAAAGCGTTCGTCGCCGACCCAGTGGGCAAGGCGTCCGCCTGGGCCGCGCAGATGGAACGCAAGCACGGGTGGCGCTGGCACAAGGCCCCGCAGACCATCGTGTGGATGGGCGGCGGGTGGGCCATATGGCAGAACTGGGTGCGTTCCGAGCAACTACGCTGCAAGCCTGACCCGGTGCTGCGGAGCTGCCTGGCGTCTGCCCGTCTCTACGTGGGCCTCACGGGGCTTGCCATGCCGGTCAAGCAGCGCAGCACCAGCAACATCGACGCAGTCACCGCGCAGGTCATGGCCGCCCGTGTCCTGCACGACCTCGAGATCATGGGCGGCAGCATGTACGAATCCCAGCCGGGATTCTGAAAGGTAGCAGCATGAAAAAGAAGGACATTGTCGTACGACTCAGACAGACTGGCGGACTCGATGACAAGCTGCTCAAGGAAGCAGCCGACGCTATCGAGGCATTGCGGAAACAGTCAGGAACGCTTGCGGAACATACGTATCGCCTTCGAAACGAGAAGCAGCAGCTCATAGCCGAACGTGATTGGGCTCGCCGAGCTGTGTGCCGAATGGACGCTCTGATAAGGGTCACAAAGTGCGACGAATACGTGCAGATGAACATGCACGGCCTAGGAGAACTCGTTCACACGACGCCAGAAGAAATCGCATCCGAGAGGAAGTGGGACTGCTTTGGGGGTGCACATGAGCGAACGTGACCAAATGGCGGCAGCGATGCTGCAAGTCATTTTCAACACCTGTTCCAACTGGACAGGGTGTCAGGAAGATCAAGACGATTGGTACTGGGACGACATGGAATCTGCAGCCGAAGTCGCATACCGGTTGGCCGATGCGATGATGATGGCAAGCTACTCAACCAAGCAGGAGACGAAATGTACGGCTGCTGTAGACCGAAAGTGATTTAGTGTCTACGCGCTGACTACGGGGTGTACTCACATGACCTTGATCAGCGCGGACACCATGCGCAGCATGGTGCCGTGTCGATCTGGTCCCAGTTCATGCGCTGGTTTTGGCCCACACAGATGGTGTGGTTCAGTGCTTCCGGCGCACGGCACCTGAATGCGGACCTGCTCGGCGTGCCCGCGATCATGCGGGCGATCTCGCTCATCTCGACGGACTCGGCGAGGCTGGACATGGTCGTCCACCGTCGCGACGGATCGGTGGTGGCCGATTCGCCCGCGCTGACCCTCCTCGAAGGCGAGACCGCCTCACTGCTCTCGGGATTCGAGCTGCGGCGCTGGCTCGCCTCGTCCGCGCTGACCTACGGAAACGGGTTCCTGTGGATCCGCCGCGATACCGGCACGGGTGAGCCGGTCGCGCTGGACCCCGTCGACCCGACCGTCGTCAGCGTCCGACTCGAGGCCGGCGAGGCCGTCTACGTCGTGCACGACAAGGTCGTGGACGACAGCAACCTGGTGCACGTCCGGGCCTTCCCGGATCCCACCTCGCCCTGGCTCGGCGTTTCGCCGATCACCCAGTGCCGCCGCGTGCTCTCCACGCAGGCCATCATCGACCAGGTCGCCGAGGAGCTGGCCAAGACCGGCTACGTCGGGAAGCTCGGCATCGAGCACCCCGGCCCGCTGACCGCCAACGCCCGCAATCAGATGCGGGAGAAGTGGCTTGAGCAGCACCACGGCGGCGAGAAGATCGCGTCGCCCGCGTTCTTCGGCGAAGGCATGAAGGCTGCGCAGCTGGCCGCCGACGCGGCAGGCCGGCTGCTCGACGCCAAGCGGCACGGGGTTGAGGACGTGGCGCGTGCCTTCGGCATGCCGCCGCAGCTTCTGTACCAGGGCGAAGGGCGCAGCCAGCCCGAGACGGCGCAGGCGTACGTCACGCACTGCCTTGCACCGTTCGTGGCCGGCATTGACAGGGAGCTCACGCGAAAGCTGCTTCCGCCCGGCCAGATGCTGCACACGGACCTCACCCCGATCACCATCGGCGACTTCCGCACGGCCGGCCGCGCCTACGCGCAGCTCGTCCAGGTGGGGGTGCTCGCCCCCAACGACGCACGCCGCCGCATGGGCCTCGAGCCGTGGCCCGGACTCGACGAGCCGAAGCCCGTGATCTCGGGCGTCGACCCCAATCAGAACAACCAGCAGGACGAGGAGCCCGCCGATGCAGCAGCTTGAGGTCCGCACCGCGGCCATCGGCGGCGTCGAAGGCCGCACCCTGACCGGCTACGCCGCGCTCTACAACACGTGGAGCAAGCCGCTGATAAGCATGAAGGGGGAGTTCCGGGAGCAGATCGCCCCTGGTGCGTTCTCCGGCCAGACGGACAACGTCTCGCTGTTCTACATGCACGACTCGAAGCAGGTGCTCGCGAACACCAAGAGCGGCACGCTGGTGCTCGAGAGCGACGACAAGGGACTGCGATACACGGCCACGCTCGGGGAGAACACCCGAGACGAGGCGGTGCTTGACCAGGTCCGTCGCGGCCTGCTCACGGAGATGAGCTTCGGCTTCCGCGTCCCGGAAGGCGGAGACAGCTGGAAGGGACGCGACCGCACGCTGAAGCGTGTGGAGCTCAGGGAAGTGAGCGTCGTCGAGGTCGGTGCCTACAGCGGCACCTCCGCCGAGGCGCGACAGGAAACGCAACCAACACCACGGAAGGCACCAACAGTCATGGTCAGCAATCTCACGCTCCGCGAAGTCCGCACCAAGCTCACCGAGCTTGAGCAGCGCAAGTCCGACACCAACCTCTCCGAGGACGCCCGCGCCGACATCGGCTGCGAGATCGAGGAGCTGCGCGAGATCCGCAAGACGCTGCTCGAGCGTGACGCGGGCGTGCAGGTGGCGGCGACCCCGGCGCGGCGCACCGAGGAGCGGCGCGAGGCGGCCGCCGAGTGGCGCTCGTCGCGTGAGTACGAGTCGTCCTGGCGCGGCTGGCTGCGCGGCGGCCCGGCCCCCGAGCAGCGCGAGATCATCTCGACGGCCTCGTCGTCGATCCTGATCCCGAAGCAGACCGAGGAGCAGATCCTCAAGTACATCTCGGCCGAGTCCATCGCCCAGCGTGTGTGCGACTTCCGCACCGTCCGCCAGGGCGACGCCACGCTGCGCTGGAACACGCTGGAGTCGACCCAGTACACCAACGCCTGGAGCCCGCCGGACACCGGCACGACGGCGGCCACGGACATCGACCCCGGCTTCGCCGAGGTGTCGCTGAAGCCGCTGCCCATCCTGCCCAAGACGCAGGTGTCGGAGCAGCTGATCAAGTCCGCCAACTTCGACGTCGAGGCGGAGGTCATGGACAACCTGATGCGGCAGTTCGCCAAGATGAGCGAGGCCGGCTTCATGGCGGGGGTCACGAACGGCCCGAGCAACGCGCTGTTCACCGTCCAGACGGGCACCAACATCACCACCGCGACCTCGACGGGCACCAGCCGTGCGCTCGCCGTCACCGCGGCGGCCACCGTCGCCAACCTGATGGACATGCGCTACACGCAGCTCCCCGCGGCGTACTGGGGCTCTGCGTCGTGGATCCTGCCGAAGGACGTCTACGCCAAGATCGCCGACATCCGCGCCGCGCCGACGGGCAGCAACGTGCCCATCTTCGTGCCGAGCTCGGACGCCGGCCTGACGCAGGGCGCCAGCGGGTTCCTGCTCGGCCTGCCGGTGTACGTCACGGACTTCCTGCCGACGCACGTTTCGACGGCGTCCACGGGCAAGAACTGCCTGGCGCTCCTGGGCAACTTCCGAGACAGCTACGCCATCCGGTCGTGGGAAGGCATGACGATGCGGCGTGACGACCTCACCGCCGCCAACTCGGCCCGCATCGTGTTCCGCGGCTTCGGCTGGGCCAACGCGGCGTTCACCCGCGCCAAGGCCATGGTGCAGCTGCAGGTCACGAACGCCTGATTCATCCTCCATGCACGGCCAGGGGGTGAGGCTCCACGCGCCTCACCCCCTCGGCCGGGAGCCACCCGATGCCGGTACCACCGACCGTCAGCGACCTTCGCGGCTGGCTCAAGCGGCCACACACGGAGGACGACGCGCAGATCCACCAGGCACTGGTGGCCGTGCTGTCGAAGTGGAAGGCCGCGACGGGCCGCACGGAGCTGCAGCTCACCGAGGAGGAGTACCTCGCCATGCGCATGGAGGTCGCGCACGTGGAGTCATTCCGCGGCGACGACGTCGTCACGCCGCAGTCGCCGCTGTTCGTGGAGACGGTCAGGCGCATGCACAACGGGAACGCGGTGGGGTGAGCGATGGCCGGCGCAGGCTATTTCCGCCAAGTGCTGACGGTGCAGAACCCCGTCACGACGGTCGACGCGTACGGGCAGGGCTCCGAGGCGTGGGTCACGACCGGGATCATCCGCGGCCACCTCGAGCAGGTCACCAGTGCCGAGGTGGTTGATGACGGCGGGCCAGCCGTCCGGCAGGAGTTCTCAATCGAGGCAACCTGGGCACCGAACGTCACCTCGCGCAGCCGGCTGGTGTGGAACGACAACGGCACCAGCCGCACGCTGAACCTCCGAAGCTGCCATGACGTCGACTCTCGCCGCAAGCGCCTGCGCATGCAGGCCGTCGAGGTGCGGGCATGAGCGAGATCCGCTACAAGATCGACGACGCGGAGGTGCGCAAGGTGCTGTCCAGCCTGCCGCGCAACGTGGCGCAACGCGTACAGAAGAAGGGCATGCGGACGGCCCTGCAGCCGGTCAGGGACCACCTGCGGCAGCTGTGGCGCAACGCCCAGTTCCGCGGCAAGACGCCCCACCGCAAGGCCATCGCCAGCGCGACCAAGATCGACGTACGCCGCCATGGATCCGGTCCCCGGGCGGTGATCGCCGGCGAGCTCGGCGTGGTCTACGGACGAAAGGGCGGGGCAGGGGCCAAGGGACGGCAGAAGGTGTGGCACCTGCTCGAGCACGGGTTCCGGCATTTCGGCGGCTCGGGCGGCATCTACCTGGGCCGATCGGCCGCCGCGCAGGCCGAGGCAGGAAGCCGGCGGGCGTTCATCAAGACCGAGCGTGACCGCGTCATGCAGCAGTTCAAGGGCAATTCCTTTGAGGTGCGGCAGCAGCGTGGGCAGGCCATGAAGGCCGTGTTCGCCGCCGCCCGTGAACGGTTCCAGGCGTACGCCGCCGACGCCCAGGAGCGCAGGCTAAGGATCAAGAACGTCCGCAGCTCGGGCGCAGGCCGCAACCTGCCGGGCCGCAAGCTCTCGACCACGTACATCCGCCGCAACATGCGCCGGATCCTCAACGCAATCTCGCAGCAGACGCTGCTCGAGGCCCGTGCGGCGCTGCGAGGCCAGCCGTGAGCTTGCCCGAGGTCGTGGCTGCCGTCCGCGCCCGCGCTGCGGTCGCGACGTCAAAGGTCTACCCAGGCATGCGCGTCGCCGGCAAGACGACGCCGTGCATCGTCTACAACGTCGACCTGTCTGCGACCATGTTCCTGCCGGGGTCCATCGGAAGCAAGCACCATTGGAACGGCACGCTGACGGCGACCTGCATCGCTGACACGCTCGATGCGGCGACCGACCTTGCGTACGAGCTGGCCAAAGCGTTTGGCAGCGGGCCGTACACCCACACCGGCTGCAAGCTGGTCGCGCACGAAATGTCGTTCTCAACCGGGACCGAGCTGCCGGATGACGGCCAGCAGGACGCCGAGCGCACGGTCACCGTCACGATCAACCTCCAAGCACAGGAAACCTGACTATGGGCTACATCATGGGATACGGCGGCACCGTTCAGCTGAATTTCAACAGCGGCGGTGCAACGACGTGGCCGGTACGGAACATTCAGATTCAGGTCGAGCGAGCGTCGCTGGACGTGACGCTGGTCTCGGATTGGACAGAAAAGCGGCGACCTGGCCGCGTCCGCCGGACGGTGAGCTTCGACCTGCTGGCGCAGGATGCATCGATCGATGACCCAGTGCGCGAGCACATCTACCCGACGTCGCTTGCAAACGCGGTCAATCGTTCGGTCGTGGTCGCGTTCAGCGATCAAGCAGGAAAGGCGTACACGATCACTGGGCACATTACCTCTGCCAGCCGCACCGACGACGGTACTGGGGCAGCGGTGTGGTCCCTCAGCGTGGACGAGGCCTGATGCCGCTGGACGTCTCCCAGTTCATGGCCAAGTCCCGCCGCGTGGTCGACCCCGACCTCGGCCCGCTGGTCGTGCGCGAGCCCACCATGGCGGACTACCGCCGGGCGGCGAACGACCCGTGGTGGTGGGCGGCCTGCCTGTCTTGCGAGGACGGCACGCCGCTGCTGGCCGATCCGGCCGACCTCGGCAGGCTGTCGGCCGACGTGTCGACCAGGCTGTGGGAGCAGGTGAACGCACCGCACCCTACTCAGCCGCCACCCGGCGGCTGTGGCGAATCGCAAGCGCGGAGCAGCGAGACATGATGCCCATCGCCCTGGCATCCTCTGAGATGACCACGCTGGAACGCTGCGAGTTCCTGCTCGGGGTAATCGCGTGCTCGCAGACCAACAAGCGCCCGCAGGAGCTGTTCCCGTGGGTGAAGGCCGGCCTCGCCGAGTTTGACCGGGAGGTGCTCCGTGGCGCGTGAAATGAAGGCAGTCATCCGCGCCGAGATGGACCCGAGCGGCGTGGTCAAGGGCGTCGCCCGCGCCCAGGCGGAGCTGCGCAAGCTCAACGCCGCAGCGGCTGCGACCGCCGTCAACACGGGCGTCACGGCAGCCATCACCGCCGCGCAGATCGCCGCCCGCATCGGAAGCCAGGTCATCAACGCCGCAGGCAACCGCGTGCAGAGCCTGACGCAGATCGCGACCTCCTACAACCTGCAGGCCGCCAACGCCGCCACGCAGGCGCAGATCGCCGACTTTGCCCGCAACAAGCAACTGGCGGCTGCCCTCGGACCGGACGTCGCCCGCGGCATCGCCGAGCAGACCCGGATCAAGGATGCCGACGCCATGCGGGTGATCCGTGATCCATTGATGGGGCCGGGATTGGCCAGCTCCATGGCAATCGGAGCCAACAGGGACGCGCTGGTGAACGAGGGACTTGACCAGGCCATCGGCACGGCGGGCCTGTCCGACAACGTCGCCGCCATCCGCAAGATGCTTGATGAGCTCCGGCAGAGCTTCAGGATGCCGTTCTGATGGGCTGGATACTCACTGGTCCCAAGGCCGAGACCTTCTCGCAGACCCGGGTCATGCCCGGGTCCGAGCACCAGTTCGAGCTGGTGTACGACGTCCAGTGGGTGCCGGACGGAACAAATCTGACGTTCCCGGCGGATGGGAACGACCAGCTGTTTGCCGTCGCGGGGCTGCCCAAGGTGCGCGACCGCGTGCCGTCGGCGTTCCGGAACACTTCGCTGTACATGCGGGCGTACGTCTGCCGGCAGGTGCAGGCGTTCCCACGACCGGAAGGCCTGTACCAGTGGGAGGTCCGGTGCACCTTCGGCACCCTGCAGGTCACCGTTGCCGACGAGCAGGCCAAGTACGTCGCCGTCACCCGGCAGAGCGGGGTCCGCCAGGCGCAGGTGTGGCGGCTCGCGCCGACCTTCCCGGCCAACGGCAGCGTCACTTGGCCGACCGGAGTCGTCGACGTTGCGGGCACAAAGGTCGACCTCAATGGCAATCCGCCGGCCTACGAGGTGCCGCAGATGACCATCACGGTCGAAGTCCTGTGGGACCGGACGGCGGGCACTCCGGTCAATGCCGAGCCGCCCACGTCGACCTGGTCGACCTACGTCGGCAAGCGCAACGACGCGGCCTTCCTCGGCTGCGCCATCGGATCGCTGGTGTACCGGGGCTTCTCGGTGTCCCCACACCATGAGTGGTACCGCATCCAGCACACGTTCCTGTGGGACGAGTGGTTCCACCTGGAGCAGGTGCCCGGGCCGATCCCGACCGGTGCACCCGCATGCACGACGGGCGTCACCGTGGCCGGCCTGGTCGTCCTACAGGCCGACAAGGTCGTGTGGTTTCAGAAGTACCAGACGCTTGCCAACTTCAACAACATCGTCACCGCCCTCGAGCTGGCGGAGCTGACCGCACCAAAGCCCGCAGCAGTATGAGCTGGCAGCGCCCCATTTTCGGACGCGGGATCCCTGGTGCCAACCGCGCCGTCGTGAACACGTGGATGCGCGGCGCGTCGTCTGCCCTGGACAACGCCGACGTGATGCGGTGGGGCAGGGCGCAGATGGCCGCAGGGAACGTGGTGTCGCTTGGGCTGTGCAAGGTGAAATCCGCATTCCTCATCAGCCCCAACCGGTGGTCATACACCGTCGAGCACTGGTTCCCGCCGCCGCTGACCGGCTCGGGCATTACGCCGCCGTCCGACCTCACGTTCAGCTACTCGAACGTGCAGAACCTGCGCGAATACCACAACACCGCGACGCGGGTGGACGGCATGGACATCACCAACCCGGCGGTCATCGTGGCCCCGGTCGGAAGCGTCTGGAACGGCACCGGCTTCGGACCCGTCGAGGGCGAGCTCAAGGCCAAGGTCAACGTCTACGTGGTCTACGCGACGGATGGTTCCGCGTGGCCGTACTTCGATCGCCCCAACCCGGTCGCTTGCGACACGGTGGAGTCATAGCCCCATGCCAAACGCAAGAATCGCCAGCGACATCGTCGGACTCGTCATCGTGCCTGGCTGCAGCCGAGACCTGACGGTCGACGTGCAGAATCCAAACGGCACCCCGTTCGACCTGACCGGATACAGCGTCAAGGCCAAGGTCGAGCTCGGAACGGTCGAGACGACAATCACGGGGACGATCTCCAGCGCAGCTGGAGGCAATTCGAACGTCGTGATCCCGGCGTCGACCACCACGGATTGGCCCGCTGCCACCAACGGGGTGGTCACGCTGTACGCCGACCCGTCCGCGGGCAGCGAGAACGTGCACATTGCCACTGTCCTGTTCCGTACCTCCGCGGAGGTGGTCCCGTGATTCGGTCGTTTCTTAGGAAAGGTGCAGTTTCCAAGGAAGCCGACTGCCTCGCCACCGCCGAGCCCAACCAGCCGGGCGGCCTGACCGCCACGGCCGTAAGCACGACCACGATCTCGTTGTCTTGGACGGCCGACAGCACGGCCGCGCCTAACGAGGCGACCTCCTACGCGGTTGAGAGGTCCATCGACGGCCTCGGGTCGTGGAGCACCATCGCGACGAACCTCACATCGCCCTCGTACTCGGATGCGTCGCTGTCTGCATCGCAGACGCGGTACTACCGCGTGTCGGCGTACAACTGCTTCGGCGGTAGCCTCGCCAGCGCGACGGCGAACGCGACCACTCAGGCAGGCGGCCTATCCCCGTCTTGGTCGTTGGACTTCAGCAGCGGCACCCCAAGCGGCTACACGCTTACCCGCGCCAGCAGCGGCACCTACCTGGACTCCTCGGGCTACGTCGCTTCGGCGGCCTCGGACATCGCCCGACTGACCCACGACAGCAGCGGCACGAGGCTCGGGCTTCTTGTGGAGGAAAGCAGGACGAACGAGGTGACGCAAAGCGCGGACCTCTCCACCACGTGGATCCGCGACGGAATCCAGGCGTTCGGATCCGGAAGTACCGCAAACGCTGCAACGGCGCCCGACAACACGACGACCGCAGACCTCGTTACGGAAACAACTGTTTCGGGCCGCCACGGCGTGTATTCAAACGCCAATGGTTTCAATCTTCCATTTAACACGCAGTACACGATTTCCATCTATGCAAAGAAGCCAGCGACAAATGGCCGCGATCACGTGTCGGTCGGTGTCAGCTTCGGTTCTGGAAATGGAATCGTCGTATTCGATGTCGTAAACGGCACCTACACGGGCAACAATGGATGGGGCGGCGGCACCTTGCACGGCTACGGCATTTCTGCGGCCGGGAACGGGTGGTACCGGTGCACCGTTACCTTCAGTTTCTCTGGCACCGGCAACGCAACTACGGGATCGGTGCGGGTGGGCCCGGCGATCTCTACCGCAACCAACTCGTTTGGCCTCCCTGCTTACCAAGGGAACGGCACATCTGGCATCCTGTTGTGGGGTGCTCAGATGGAAACGGGGTCCAGCGCGACGGCGTACATCCCGACGACGACGGCAACAGTTACCCGTAGCGCAGACCTCGCCCACGTCCTGGACTCGTCCATCACCTCCTGGGGCGACCCCGGTGCCGTGGTCGTCCAGTTCTACCCGCCTGGCAAGGCCGGGACGCTCTTGTCCACCGACGATGCGGCTACCGCGCAGGTGGGCATCGAAGCCAGCAGCACGACTGCGGCGCGGGCGTTCTGGTCATCGGGCAACACCGCTACGGGAACCATCGGCACCGGAGTGCAGAAGGCCGTCCACTACTGGAACGGCAGCACGTCGAAGTTCTGCATCAACGGCGGCACGGTGCAGAGCGGCACGAACAACCTGACCATCGCGAACACCGACTTTGTCACGCTCGGCGCCGAGGCCACAGAAAGCAGCGGGGTGCCGGGGACGTTCTCGCAGTACGCAAACTGCGTGATCCGTAAGGTCGAGTTCTACAGCGGCACCCTGACCGACGCGAACCTCCAGACGATCACCACATGATGCACGACTACCGCCTCCGCTTCCCGACCCGCGCCATGGCCGAGGCGACCCTTGCCGTGGCCGGCATCCCCAACGGTTTTAGCACCGACTACTCGGTCGATCACATCGGGCCGATCACCATCGAGCCGGCCGTGATGGACGGCGACGAGGAGCTGGTCCCGGCCGTGATCGACGCCGGGCACCACGTGAACCTCCGCAGCCGGCAGGAGCTGACCGAGGACCAGCTGGAGCCGCTGGTCGAGGCCATGGTCTTCCCCGTCAACCCGAAGCGCGTCTGGTCATGAAGGCCGCCGTCGCCATCCTCGCGCTGTCCAGCTGCTCGGCCACCGCGACCATCGCGGAGGAGACGAACGCCGTGCGGCTCCGTGCCACCAGCGCACAGAAGCACATGGCCGTCGTGCAGGCCGACCTTGAGGCCATCCAAGTGGCGGCCGCCGAGGTCCACGCCGCTCTCCCAGGCGCCGAGGACCGCGACTCCCAGCTGCTCACGACAATCCAGTACGTCTTCATCGGCGGTGGCGTCATGGCCGTTTGCGCGACCGTGTATTGGCTCATCAACAAGGCAAAGAAATGACCACCGACCAGGCATCCATCCTGCTGTTCATCACGCTTGCCGTCGCGTTCCTCTCAGGCTGCACCGTGGGTGCGACCTGGAAGGGCGCCCGCACCTCCAACAAGAAGAAGGTTCGCCATGCCGCTGCTCGCTGACGCCTCGTCATTCCTCGGCTCCCTCTGGTTCGCGCTGCTGCTCGGCTGCATCGGCGTCGGCTTTGGGTTCTGGTACTGCCGGAAGTCGAAGTGATCAGGCGGTGCTGCTGCGGCGGTGGATCGCAACAGGAGGGGAACTCCGAGTGCGTTCCGCTGTGCACTGGCACCAACGTCTACAACTTCACCATCGCGCTGTCGCACGAAGGGTGGTCTCGCGGGACTCCGGGAACGGAGAGTGACTTTGAGCAGCCGGCGAGCTGTGCGCCTGGTTGCTGCGGCGGCCGGTACAAAGAGGTCCGCAAGCGAGAGAACGTCGTCGGAAAGTACACGGGACGTGCGCATGCTGATGGATTGTTTCCGAGCAGCGATCTGTGTGAATGCTGCAAGATCGATTCAGTGGACATCGTTACGCCAGCCGGCAGCTGGTCCGCAGACTTTGTCTACACGTACGCCACCAACACCATGGTGCGCAACAACTACGTGGAGGACTTCAACTACACGAACAGTCTTACGGCGAAAATGTGGACGTGCGTGCTGCACCCGTCAAACGATTATTTCGACTGCCAGTGCGCTGGTCCGGCAGGGTTGTTTGACGTTCTCGAGATCAATGCTGGCGGCATCAATCTCGTCGACTTTGACTACAACGCGGGCGCTGGAAACTGCGGGTTAGACGGAACCAGCACGTATTTCTCCAATCACAACGTGAGGCTGTTCTACGTGAAGCCAGTGCCGTTCGCGACCTGTCGGACGCTTGCCGGGACGTACCGCCTCGCTTGCGCCCGGTACATCGTGCCATATACGCCGTGGGTGTATTGGGGTGCTTTCGGTGCCACTGAGTTGCTGTGCAGCTACCGAAAGTTCGTGAACACGGGCGGTAGCTGCTGGATCGAGGAGCTGGGCGACTGCTTCGCCAACGACCCGATCTACTCTTGCGGCCCTGACGCCGGTTTTAACGTCCCAAAGACGGTGGTGGTCACGTGAGGTACGTGGGCATCCAGGACAACCCGCACCTTCCGGAGGACGTCCGCCGTGACTTGGCCAGGCTCAGGGAGGCCCAAGGCCAGCCAGGCCTGGGCGACCTCGTCCAGGCGGCTACGACGGCTGCCGGCGTACAGCCGTGCGGGCGGTGCAAGCGCACCCGGGACGCCATGAACCGTCTGACGCCGTCCTGGGTGCGGCGTGCGCTATCGGCGCTTGGTCTTCGGCCGGCGGGTCGCAAGCCGGATCACCACGTACAGCACGATGGCGAACGGCAGGATCGGCAGGCACCAACTGACGGCCACCAGCCCTAGACCAATTGCAGCACTGATTACTTCCTCCGGATTCTGCATACGGGGAGTAGACTACCAGTGTGGCAAGGATCCCGAAATGGGCCTCCGACCACCGCAAGGACGTGTGTGAGTTCGGGTGCGTGCTGAAAGCTTCCAGCGACCGCTGGCACGTTGTCACGTACCTTGGCAAGGGGTGGTTCCGCGGCGGCGTCATGCGCTGGCGGCACGGCCCCAGCTTCGAGCGTGCCCAGGAGTGGTGCGACCGGGTGAACGCCGACAGGGCGAAGTGGCGGCAGCAGCAGGTGCAGCGGAAGGGTCGCGGCTTTACATAATCCGGCCGGGGTGCCCGACCGGGCACCGAATGTGATTGACCGGACACCATAATGTCGATACCTTGTTGGTCGACAGGCCCAAGGTCCGGAACGCAGAAGGTCTGCTAATCGGCGATATGGGCCTGCGATTCATGGAGGAATTGCAGCATGTCCCGCAGGAAAGATGAGCGCCCACAGGTGGTGCAGGACACCCGCGTGCAGGTCGGCCTCGACCGCACGACGAACGACCTGCTGACCGCCCTGGCCAAGTTCGACGGGTCCAGCAAGGTCCACGTCATCCGCCAGCTCGTCCGGGCGGCGGCCCGCACCCATTACGGCAGCCTCGAGAACGCGCTGCTGGAGGTGCGCAGTGCTTGACCTCGTCATCATCTTCGCGACAGTGCTCGGCACCCTGGCGTGGGCCGTGCTCTGCCGCCCCGAACATGAAGCCTGCCGCCCCGTCGACAAGGTCGAGGAGGTGAGCCGTGGCTAACCGAAACGTGGTTTCCGACCTCCATCGGGCGGGATGCGATTCAGCGACGAGTGTCGCGGCATCCCAGCCCGATGAGAGGGATCTTTGCTACTACAAGACGCTCGGCGCGGCGCTACAGCTCGAGATCGACCGGCTGGAAGTCAAGCAGGCGCTGGCTGCGGAGGTGCTGCGGACCCTCATCGAGCGGTACCGCACGGTCGTGTCGGACGCCGACGCAGGCAGGCTGGGGGAGCAGGACGCCATCAAGCGCCTCGACAACCTCGCCAACGCAGCATTCCACTCCATCACCAAACTGCTGACCCGCTGAGGGAGGATCGATGCGCATGGCACAGGAACGACGCGAGCGAACGCTCGCGTACGACGCGGCGCGTGCATGGTGTGAGCAGGCGAGGAAGGCGGAGTACGTGTGGGACGTGGACCAGCACTGCTGGTTCATCAGGTCCGCCACCGGCGTGTGGGAACGCGACCGGCTAGGCCTCGTCCGCAGCGAGATGATCAAGGCCGCTCAATCTGCCCGCCCCGACGACACCGGGAATTGGGCCCGGTACTTCGACATGGTGGCGACGTGCCAGGACGGCGTCACCATCACACGCGACCAGTGGGACACCCACATGTACGCGTTCGGTGCGCCGAGCGGCGTCTTCGAGCTGATCGAAGGGTGCTCGCTCGAGCGGGTGTACGACCTGAAGATCACCAAGCAGGTGGGGGCGTCGCCTGGGGGCTCAAGCGAACTGTGGGAGCGGTTCCTGCTCGAGTGCTGCGAGGGCGACGATGAGGTGGTGTCGTTCCTGCAGCGGTGGGCGGGCTACGCCCTGTCAGGCCTCACGGTCGAGCACGTGATCCTGTTCGTGCACGGGCCCGGCGGCAACGGCAAGAGCGTGTTCGTGGACACGCTGCGCCACGCGTGGGGCGAGTACGCCCGCACGATGCCCATGGATGCCCTGATGGAGGCCAAGAACGACCGCCACCCGGCCGAGATCGCCATGCTGGCCGGGGCACGGCTTGCCATCGCCACCGAGACGCAGGAGGGCAGGCGCTGGGACGACGCGAAGGTCAAGCAGCTGACCGGCGGCGACCGGATCGTGGCCCGGCACATGCGTCAGGACTGGTTTGAGTTCGACCCGACGTTCAAGCTGCTGGTGGTGGGCAACCATGCTCCGCAGATCGCCACCGTGGACGATGCCATGCGCAGGCGGCTGTGCATGGTGCCGTTCAACAACAAGCCGGCCATGCCTGACCCGACGCTTGGGCAGCGGCTCAAGCAGGAGGCCGGAGGCGTCCTACGTTGGGCCATGGAGGGCTTCGAGGCGTTCAGGCAGGCTGGAGGCCTGAACCCGCCCGAACGCGTCCTGAAGGCAACGCAGGCCTACCTCGACGAGCAGGACACGGTGGGGGCGTGGCTGCAGGACTGCTGCATCGTCGGGGATGGCGGCTGGACCGCCAGCGCCGACCTGTTCAGGAGCTGGGAAGCCTGGTGCCGAGACGCGGGCATCCATGCCAAGAGCATCAAGCGCCTGTCGGGCGACCTGGCGCGGCGCGGCATACCGGCCGAGCGGCGCAAGCACGGGCGCGGGTTTGGCAACGTGCGGGTGACGCTTGGTGACGCATTGGTGACGGATCAACGGGATGGGTACTGGCCGTGATTTCACCTAGGAAACGGCGTTTGGTGACGGATGTGACGCATGTGACGCTTTTTCTGAGTTACGCGCACACACGCGCACGCGCACACACGAGGTCATATGCGGTGACGCGTCACATGCGTCACCAGCGTCACCCAGCCTCAGAGGAGGCAGGAAGGTGAACGATGAAGCACTGGAAGTCTCCGTGGCCTCAAAGGGCCTCAGAAGCACGTGGGAAGCGGGCGTCCTATGGCGGCAGCTGGAGCCGCCTAAGCCTGAAGCTGCGGCAGAACAGCCCTCTGTGCCAGCGGTGCGGGATCAACCCAAGCGAGCAAGTGCACCACGTCGTGCCCGTCAGGGCCGATCCAAGGCTCAAGCTCGACCCACGGAATTGCCTGGTCCTGTGCCGCAGCTGCCACGAGGAGCTGGATCACCCGCGGTAGCACCCCCCGGCAAGGGCCGGGGGGGGGTCAAGAAGGCCAGGGCA